AGTACACCAGACTCATCTAATACAATCTGCTCATACATACCTTTATGTCCAAGAGTACCCATATAGCTCAGTATATATCTATACGAAAAAGCTTGGTTAGGTTTTCCTGGTATTGCATTGTAATCTACGTTATTGAAGGTAGCTTTCAACGTATACTTTGAATCTTGTCTAGACACCTCAGAGTACAGACTAGGTTTATCTGGAAATATCTTAAGTCTTGGATCTGTAAGTCCGCCGTAAGTATCTTTATTAGTAATGTTGGTTATTTCCATTGCTTAAATTTTTGAATTGTTTATTTCACGTGCTTGCTCTTTACCGCCTACAACATATAACTGCTCTCTTTCTAACTGTACAACTTCGCGCTTAGCTTGTATGTCTTCGTTATTGTAAAGCTCCTTAGCTTGCTGATCACGTTCTTTAATATCAAGTTCTCTATTCTTAGCTTGTTTATCAAACTCAAGTCTCTTAGCATCAAGTTGAAGTTTTTCTGCAGCTATCTTATCAACTTTTTGTTGAAGTGCACTAGCTTGTCCACTAGCCTCTTTAAGCTGCTCTTCGTACTGCTTGATCTGGTCGTCCATCTGCTGCATCTGACCTTGCTGACCATCATCACCACTAAGGCTGTTAGCTACTATCTGCTTAGCTTCTATCAGAGTGTTAGATAATGTTAACTGTATAGCTATTTCTGGTTTAATCATTCCAGCGCCTACAAGTTCCATTACCAATCCTTCAAGTTTTTGTAGTTTAAGAGCATCTTTAGATGAGCTTGTGACTTGTATATTGTAGTCTGTCCATGCAAAATGCGATTTATCTATCTTAAAGGCTACACTAGCAGAACCTACTTTATAAGAACCAACCTTACCTTTATGATAAGAAATTTTTGCGGTATTTATCAGTGACCCAAGAATTCTTTTTCTAGCATCGTTAAGCAACTCGAAAATATTAAGAGTAATAAGTGATACCTGACGTATACCTGTTTTAACATTCTCCACAGCCTCACGTTCCTGTATTTGCCCTAATATTTGGTCTGTAACCCCTGTTGTTAGTATAACTTGCTGCTCCAGGGTTTGTAGTATAGCATTGATACCATTAATAGCATTGCCATCTATTCCTCCTTGGAATTCACCGTAGTGATTAAACAACTGTGCTCCTTCTTCTGTTGGATCAATTAATTCAGCTCCCTGCTTTCTTAAAGCAATCCACTTCATAAGTCGTTCCATAAAGTCATTACCAAGAATCTTAGGTATACCAGCAATATTTATACGAGTACCACTAACCCCTGCCGTAGCAATAAGGTTATTTCTATGAAACTGTGTAATATCGTACATATCCTGCACATCTTTAAGACTCCACACCATAGAATACGGATCACCTTGACGTTGATTGTAGCTCATCCCTGAATAAGTAAGTGATGCTTTATAAGGGTTATTTTGAGTCCTAACTATATCATCAGACTTCTTCTCACCAAAGAAAATATCAAAGCCTATTCTATAGCCTTCGTATCTATCCTCCATGTACTTCTTCTTTCCGTCTTTAGTAGTGCCTATCTCATTAGAGGCTAACCACTCAACATGGAAAACTTCTACTGTATCAAATTCGTTACCAGTGAATTGGTTAGCAAAGTTATTGCCGTCCTGATCGAAGTACGGATCCTCCATTCTTGTCGGGTCAGCTATTCTCCTAGATGTACCATAAGCCGAAGGCTTTATTCCAAATAGTTTTTTCTTGTCTTCAGCAGAAAGCAAATGTCCCCAACGCTGAAGTATTGTGTGTCTTGTGTGAAACTCTCTATGAACAACCGCGTTAACAGAGTCCATAAATAAATCATTCTTATTCTTATTGAAAAATATATTCTCAGGCTTGATAACCTCAAAGACAGGGTCTTTACCTTTTATCTCTGTGAATATTCTCCAGTTCATCTCTCCCGTAATAAGCAGATCATAAAGAAGTTCAGCTACCTTACGTTTAAGGTTAAGTGTGTTGTCTTGCTCAAAAAACCTAATAAGGTGATTAGCTGCTTCAGCATAGATACTAACAAAATCTTTTTCTATATAAGAAGTTATTTTCTTAGTGTGCTCTTCTGTCATCCCTTTTGGAGGTGGGACACCTTTATACCCTTCACCAATCTTCTTATGATACTCAAGCAACTCATTCACAGACTGCTTAAATAAAGCTGTCAGCTCATTTATTGCGTAGTTCTTTTTAGCTTCTTCCTCAAGGTCAAGTGTTTTATCATCTATTGTACTGATAGTATAATCAAAAGTCTCTGCTAAAAATAAACCAACTAATGCATCGATTCTAGGTTTTATTATCGGTGTAAACGTTAAATCCGTAGGGTTTCCTATTCCGTAGTTGTCTGTTAAAAATTCATACTCGGCTTCCTCTCGTTTACCTGAGTAATACCTTCTACAGATAGGTATATGGCGCTTTTCATACACCAGTTTGCCGATCCAATAGTCAATCATACCGTGTAGGTATGGTTTACCATTTTTCTGCTTACGTGTTGCATAAATATCGTCAACAGGCCTTCTGTCTACTATACTAGCCATACTTATTAGTTTTTATCAGTTATAACTGCGATAATATCGTCAGCATAGCATACTCTGTACGCAAATTTCTCTTCGTCTAAGTATACTTGTTTTCCTACAAACTCCTCTATAACAACAACGTCTCCATCCTTCACTGAAGGGTCGTTTGAAGTAAGTACGTCAGCGAATCGTACATCCTGTGCCGTAGGGTCTTGTGCTAAATTCTCTTCTGGAATAAACAGACCTCCTGCAGTCTTATTATCTTTTTTTCTTAGTTTTAATAATACTCTATCCTTCCCTGGCGTCATTTTTATAATATCGCTCATAACCTTAAGATTGTCTTTATTAGTTAATAAAATACCTGATGCAGGTACAATTTTTACTTTTCTTTCTTTTTCCACAAGAGGGACATGTACCCCATAATATATATCAACAGCAATTACACTGCCTTCTGGTACATCCTTACTTTGTGAACTCTTAACTTTTCCTAGGTATAATTCCCATCCGTTATCGAATCGGTTATTTCCTCCAGGAACATGTAAAGAAGTGTTAGCAAATCTCTCAGGCCATTTTATTATCTCAATAACAACGTTATCACGGCGTGCTTTAATCTCGTCAACTTTTACATACATCTTATTATCATTTTAAATATTATACATCTTATAATAAGAAATACTTGTATTATTTCCAACCACCCCTATTAATCTCGTTAAGAGAAAAGCTATATTCTTTATTCATTGTCTTCTCTTCATCAGACTGCCCAGGAAGCACCCCATACTTACGTTTACCAGTTGCTGGGTCCTTGTAGTACCCAAACAACTTAAATTCTTCAAAGGTTTCTCTAGGTTTAGCTATTTTACCCATAAGGTCGTCATCGAGTAGTTCACATAATCCCATAGCTACCACTAAATCGGAAGGTGTACGATTTGCCCTGTCGTATTCAAGCAACTGCTCCAGAGCAGGATCAAACCATATGTTGTGAGAATTGTCGTCTATATACTCTTTAAGTTTACCGTCCTGATAGTCAATGTATTGTGCTGATGGCGGTGTACCTATAAGACTTGATTTTCCTTTTGCAGGATCAGCATTCATGTTATTTGTAGTAGCGATTGTAGGTCTTTTAATAAATCTGTGATACTGGCCCCTAGTCCTGAAATGCCCTACTATACCAATCTTAGCGTACTCCAAGTTTATCTGCGCATTAAATAGCATAGATAATTTCAGCACATTTTCGTAATCATCACGCACATCATCCGATCTATGATTATAGTATGCAACGTAAATATTAGTAGTAGTATTAAACATTCCTCCGTCTGGTATCCTTTTCTTTATAGCTGCTGCTAACTTGGAACCCTCTGTTCCCGGAGCAGAATCGGCATTACCTTGGTCTATACTATCTAGACCCATTATATAAAGATCATTAAATGGTTTTCCGTGTTGATTTTTGTACGGCTCTTCTTCTCCCTCCAGGATGTAGACATTACCCATAGCGTTCTTTATGAACTTAGCGCCCACGTGACGGCCATCTGCGTCATCTACATACTCTAGTGACCCTCGTAACCATTTAGGCACTTTATCGGGCTGTAATTGTATTTTAGCACGTTGTGCTGCAAGTAATTCTTTATTGAATATATTCTTACCATCTTTAGTAAATACCTCTTTAAGCTCTATAGGGAATTCCTGTAATTCTTTAAGATAAGCCTCTGGATCGTCCTCAATTAGCTTACGTTCCTCAACCATTGCAAGCCTAGCAGTCTTTACGTCAGGTACACCGTACTTTTCCCATGTTGTGGCGTACTTCAAGTGAGAAGGTATAAATAAACCTGTCTCCATTCCCCACTCATTTGTTGGGTAAAGATTAAATGCCTTAGGATTCAAGAACATGTGCTTAGCATGATCATTATTTACTGAACCACCGGTTCCTGTATAAATAACGAATGCTTTCTTAATTTTTCTCATGACAAGCCATGATCCCTTAGATTGTCCGATAACCTCTTTAAGTGATCCGGGACCAGTAGATGGGAATGCCGCGAACTCCTCAATATGTTGGAAGTGTGGACGACGTCCCTTTGTAGCACCGGCACGGAAACCGTATACAATCTTTCTTATAGCGTTTTGCGACCCTTTCTTATCTTTCTTACCAGTTACTAGGTCAGTAACTTCTTTATATGCTTCTTTTTTCTTTGCGGAGTCCACAGCACGCTCTTGCCAGTAACCTGGGTATGCTTTCTCTATTTCGTCTAAAGTCTCCTCAATCTTAGCCCAGGCCTCATCAGCGTGGTCATCAGATGTAGCAGATGATATTAAGTCTTGTTTATCGTGTAGTATATAGTACCACATCATAATAGATGTTGTAAAGTAAGATTTACCAATACCACGACCAGACATTAACACAACGTACTTTCTTTGCTTATACGCTGCCCACATAACGTCAAAGATATATCTATCTATATTAGAGTATAGTGGATGACCTATATCAGTCTCTTCCTCTAGGTATCCTCCTTCCCCATCTTCTATCGGTACAGGGAATACATACATTATCATCCAGAAAACATAGAAAGGGTTATAATACTCGCCTTCTATAATGACACCATTTTTACAGGCGTAATCTACTTTCTGATAGTAGTCAAGCATCTCTAGCGAATCTTGGTGTACGTCTGGTGGAGTACGCATATTTTCAAACCACTTCGGTATTGGTCTATACACAAGATAGTCTGCCATACGTATATCTTCCTCACCAGTTATTATACCAGACAACCTCTTAGCTGCATCTGTAACATCGAATATATCATTATACACTCTACCATCCTCCCTGTATTCAAGGAACGGAACTTTTTTCTTATCGAACGGGTCGTACATATTACGTGTACTGACCTTTAACGGTTTAATCGCTTTCTTCGCCATAACTTATAACTTACTTCTTTTTATATAAAATACCGCCTTTTTTATAGGCAATTACTCTTCCTTCTCCATACTTCCAGTTCTCAGGTATTTTAATTCTATACATATCATCACCAAGCTCATCTTTAGATAATTCTAACTTCTTTTTACCTGTAATTGTCTTTATAGCTTTAGGAATATCCTTTGAGTACTTTTTACGGATAGTAGAAATATCGTCAGCATACTCTCTAGTAAAAGCTTTAGCCGGTTTAAAATTTTTAGAGAAAATAGACTTCTTCTTTACACCGGTGAAGTTTATTGGTGACTTTTTTGGTGTACTTAATTTCTTTGTAAGCTTATCAACTTGATGCGCTTTCATGACTCTTTTTTCCCTTTGCAATGTTGTATACAGTAAATCAAGTTTAGATCGCTTAGCATCTAGCTCTCTTAGTGTTTTATTGCTTTTAGTTTCCTTATCCCTAGCGTTAATTAAGGCGTCAAATTTCTCCTGAAAATCTTCTGGTGCCTGTTTCTTTAGTGCATTTATTTTTTCATCATATTTACTCTTTATACCAAACGTAATTTTTTTAGCCT